TCGACGCCCGGAAGCTTTCATTTGATCCCGAGCGGGGGTTGTTTCCGGGTTCTTACTGGACAAGGCGTGGTGAGATTAGGGTACGTAGAATTGTCAACGATGTGCTGTCTTCTACGGTTCCGAAGCTGTTCCAGAACGGCATGTTCGACGTACAACACCTTATGGGGGAGGGTTATAAGCTCCGAAATATCGCAGACGACACCATGATACTTCACCACGCATTGTATCCTGAAATGCGAAAAGATCTAGGCTTCCTCGGATCGATCTATACCAATGAGGCCGCCTGGAAACTGATGCGCCCTCGTGGCGATGACCAGAACAAGAAGGAGGATTAAATGCTAATCATCGTTGAGTCCCCGTTCCGAGGCAAAGACCGCTTCGAGCGCAGAGCTAATCTAGCCTACGCCGCAAGATGTTGCTACTATGTGTACGAACAGGGCCATGTTCCTTTCGCCTCGCACTTATTCTTCCCTGAGTTCCTCGACGAGGACGATCCAAAAGAGCGCGCCGCAGGCATAGAAGGCGGGTACTATCTCTGGTCTGTTGCGGACCAGGTTTGGTTCTTCACTAGCCGTGGTTGGAGCACGGGCATGGATAGAGCCCTTGTCAAAGCCAAGATCGAGGAAAAGCCACATAGAATGCTTGATTTGCCCCAACCCTAATGCCCATAATAGATACATCCAAAGTCAACCTCGCTACCCTGGGCTACACTGCCCAGTTCCAGATATACAACGGCCTTGACTGTTGCGTCACCCGCGAGATCTTTGACCAGACTTCTACCCTTCTTAACCAAACTAACGACCCTTCGCCCCGCCTGATTTACGGTTTCGAGCGGGGAATGCAGGCCCCCGCCCTGGACATGATGCAACGAGGGTTCAAAATCGATGCGTACGATAGATCACTTGCTGAGCAAAGACTTTCTGCTCAAATTGAGAGGCTCAAAGGCATTCTCAACCGCTACGGCGCGGCGACGTGGGGCAAGCCACTCAACGCCAATTCCCCTAAACAGCTTAAATCTCTTTTCTATGGATTCTACGGACTTCCTGAGCAGCATAAAATCGACAAAGGCCAACGAACTGTTACTACAAACCGCGAAGCTCTGGAAAAACTCTCTGCGTATTTCCATGTCCTACCGATTATCAACTGCATCCTTGCCATTAGAGATACAGTTAAAAAGCTTTCGGTCATCACTACTGAAATCTCTCCAGATGGACGAATGCGAACTACGTATAATGTTGCAGGCACTGAGACAGGCAGATGGTCATCTTCTTCTGACGTATATGGAGAAGGAACAAATCTTCAGAACATCACTGACGAGCTTAGACAAATTTTCGTTGCCGATCAGGGATATAAGCTTGGCTATTTGGACCTGGAGCAGGCTGAGTCCAAAGCAGTTGGTCTGCTCGTGTGGCAAACAGTGGGTGATGCTGCCTATCTCGCCGCGTGTGAATCTGGAGACCTTCATACTACTGTCGCCAGACTGGTATGGCCAAGACTAGGGTGGACCGATGACACAAACTATAACCGCAAACTTGCTGATCAAATTTTCTATCGCCAGTTCTCTTACCGAGATATGGCCAAACGAGGAGGTCATGCTACCAATTATTATGGCACACCTCGTACGATCGCGCGAGTTCTCAAAGTGGAAGAACGGGTCATTGCAGACTTTCAAATGGCATACTTCGCCGCTTTTGTTGGGCTACGACGGTGGCATGAGTGGGTCTCACGATGTATTAGCCTTAACAATGAGCTTACCACTCCTTTGGGCCGAACGCGTACCTTCTTTGGACGTCCAGGTGATGATGCAACACTGCGAGAGGCTATTGCTTTTAGTCCTCAATCCTATGTGGGAGACCTTCTCAATGCCGCACTGTGGCGTGTATGGCGATTTCTCCCTGAAGTCCAGCTCCTCGCACAGGTCCATGATGCGATTGTATTTCAGTTTCCTGAGGAGCGAGAGCAAGAACTCCTGCCTCGAGCTAGAGACCTTTGCTTAATTCCGGTAACAGCAGAAAGCACAATTACTCCAGGCGAATTAAAAACTATGACCATTCCCATCGAGGTGAAAACTGGTTGGAACTGGGCTAGCAGTGAGATAAAAACGTCTAGGGGAATAATAAAAAATCCAGGTGGCATGATGAAGTGGAAGGCGAATCAACTTGACGAACGGAAACGGCCAAGAGGACTGGATAGAATTGTTTCTTGAGTGGACAGATGGCATCCCTTCGCCTAGAATATTCCGACAATGGTCTGCAATCTGCACCATCGCTGGCGCACTCGAGAGGCGTGTGCATATTATCTCCGCCGGGAGACTTCTTTACCCCAACCTCTATGTGCTACTTGTTGGCTCTCCCGGCATAGGCAAGACAGAAGCGATAAACTATGTAAACAAACTCTGGCTAATGGCGAAAGAACTTCATGTCGCACCTCATGACGTCACCAAGGCGGCGCTCATCGATGAACTGGCTCGGGCAACTAGGAAGCTGGTTGTCGGCGAAAGTCAGCTGGTGGAGTATAACTCACTCGTTATTGCCGCCGACGAATTTGGAGTGCTCGTACCAAGTCACGACCTGGAATTTCTATCCACTCTCAATCGCATTTATGACAACCCGGATCAGCATCGACAAAATCGACGAGGGCTTGAACAGCAAGTGGATATTGTCAATCCTCAAATTAACCTCATTGGCGGTGTGCAACCAGCATATCTCGCTAACCTACTCCCGGAAGAAGCGTGGTCCATGGGGTTTATGTCTCGTGTCATTATGGTATATTCGGCGCACAAAGTTAAAATCAAATGGAACCTCGACGACGACACAACCCTTTTAACTAATACCCCTCATCAGGGCGTATTGGTAGCCCGCCTAAAACACATGCTCAAGTTTAATTTCCGTATGCGATGGTCAGAGGAGGCGCGAAATGTGGCAGATGTTTGGGATCAGCACCCCATTCCAGATCACCCTAAAATGGAACACTATATCCCCCGCCGTCCGCTTCATGTTTTTAAGCTTTCTATTATCTCTGCTGTTTCTCGTGGTAGCGATACTGTTGACGTTATCGACTTCAACCGCGCAAGAGACTGGCTACTTGAAGTGGAACAAGTTATGCCAGACATTTTCCGTGAAATGGTTCAGCGATCCGACGCACAAGTTATGGATGAAATGCACCTGTTCGCTTGGCGAGAGTGGGCAAAGGATCGCCGACCGATCTCTGAAATGCGACTTATTAACTTCCTTAAGACACGAGCTACATCAGAAAAAATCCCTCGAATTCTCGACATGGCCGTAAGGTCCGGCATGTTTGAATCTCACGGCGCGGGGCTATATACCCCTCGACCAAAACACGAGCATGGGGTGGACTAATGAGAAGTGGAGGGGGACCATTGACGGGCAATCAATCCCCCTCCTTCACTCAACCGGCCCGGAGCACCCTTCCAGCCAGGAGCGAACCTAATGGACGAAGACCCAATGAACCTGTCCCTTACCCTCCACGCCAATTTTCTCAGCCAACGCGGGGCTGAGATCAATGCCAGCCTTGTTGCTTGGAACCTTACCGGCATTGGGGCCGCTGGGAAGTGGGGAACCCTCCAAATGACATGTCTCGGCGAGAGGCCGAGTGCCCTTTTCCCAATAATTATCCGTTGTCATCCAGGGACCTACGTCCATGATCTTGGCTTCGGCACTGAGTTCGCCGTGAAAGACCCTGACCAGTGGGCGGGGGTCCTGGGTGAACTTAAAAGGCAGGGCCACAAAGAGGTCGTTATCGCCATCGAGGAGATTATGGGGCGGATAAGCGCTCTCGTTAGGGTCGTCTGATCCGCCGAACTCAGTCGCCTCGATGTCTTTCTGGTTCCAGGGGATAGCGTCTTCTCCTTCGGGAGGCTTGTTATGGAATTCTTCCCCATTGATTACGAGAGTAACGTCCCCAACGCCCTTGATGGTCATGTCCACTACATGCTCACAGCCCTCGTGACCGACAACCCTTTCATCGTTGATGATAATAGTTACGTCGCCGTGGATTTCACTCTGTATCTCAACTCTGTTGTCACCGGTCAGTGGCGGTGGCTCATCGATAGGCGGTTCCGTTTCTGGCACGTCTGGAATCTCTTCTCCACTTATCGTCTCTGCGATGCTCCGACAAATCCGATCGAACCATTGGTTGTAAAGCATGGCGTCGGCGGAAGAGTCGACGAAACAAGTCTCGATCAAAATGGCCGGCTCCTCGGTAGAGTTAAGAAAAAAGAGATCGCTTCGATACTTCGCGCCCCTATTGAGGAACGTCCCCGCCTCGGCGATGGCGTTAGATACCGTAGCCGCGAGTTCGCTCTGCGTAACATAGAGCACCTCCGTACCCATGGGTCTCGAAGTG